TCATGGCGCTATCAGCATAAGCCAACATTGTTTCGCCGGTCATTGATGCAAAGTCACCGCCAGTTGGAGCCATGCGCCAAGGCAATAACAATGGATTTTGGCCTGTTGCCCGTTTAATTTCTTGGGCGTTTGCCATTATTTGATTCACGGGATTTTGTGCAGATGCCCAAACTTGACCAGGATTGTGAAACATGAAATCCTGCCCACCTTTAAGTTCTACAGGGCGCTTTAACGCAACATCATTGATCCCTACTAGATTTCCACCGGCCGCAGTCCGGTCAGACATACTGGTTATGAATGGCCGGCCTTCATAGTCAGCCAGCGAAACTTTAGGGGTAGGCGCGGTTGACGTTGGAACAACATCCACGTTTGTGGTTCTGAGTCGTGCTTGTTCAAGTGCCCTTGGATCAAATCTTGGGTCAAATTGACCTATTGGCCTTACGCTTGCGCCTACCGGCAATTTTTCTGTGGCGCGGATGGCTTTGCCAGCAATTGGTGCAATTGCCAACGCAGCGCCGATGGTTTCGTCTTTTGGGCGGTAGGTCATTCCCTTGCCTGTCCCGACCGCATTGCCATAAGACAAGGCATCGGCGGTTTTTTGGACATCGCCCATTCCAAGCAAATCCATTACTTTTTTGCGATTTGCCGCTAAAAAATCAATGCCAGGCACACCCATGCGGGGCATCTCAGGCAACTTGTAAGCCATGCCCAACAAGTCTGCAACACCGCCCAACACCGGATTTCTCGGTGTAGCTTGTATCGTGTCGCTATTTGTTAGCGCACCAGCCAATTGTCGATAGTCAGCCATTATTTCTTCTTCGGCGGCGCTTTTTTGGCTTGGTCAGCCTTGTTGAATTCCTTAGCTACCTTCACCGGAATGCCTGCCATTTTTGCAAATTTAGGGTTGTGGGCGGCGGCGGCCATGAATTTGGCTTGTTTGCTGCTAGTGCTCGGCATAAGCGTCCTTATTCAGAGGGGTAAGGCAATCGGATGTCGCTTTGGGTAGCAAATGGGTCTTTGCCTTGTTCCATGCGACCTTGTGCCCACAATTGGGCTTTTCTTGCAATCTCGGGTGACACTTCACCGGTCATTCGCAAAAGATCAAGTTCTTGTTTGTTCAAGGTTGGCACGATAAACGGGTGTTCCACATCTTTGCCGTTAAAGCTAGAAATGCCTGAGTATTCGCCCATTGGGTAACCTTCAGCTGTTTGCATTTCCCCAAAGTAGCCCTTTCCTTTAAGGGTTAGCGGCTCACCGGCTTTGCCCATGCCATATCGCAGACCGTACCCAAAGCCAGCGGGTTTGTCTGCCAATGCTTGCGCCATCAAGTCGTAATCAGCCATGTGCGTCCTTCATGTGAATTAAGCCGTTGAGCATTCGGCTCTTGGTGTTCATCCACGGCTTACTGTAATCACAATCGGCGTAATGGTCAAATTCGGGAATGCCTAGCGTGAAGTGCGCTATCTTTGTTCGCAGATGGTCGTGTTCGCCCACCAGTACGTTCCATTCCCTTGGCAAATCGCCAATCAATGAGTCGGGCAACCATTGGAATCGGTGCAGTTCCTCGCCTGTGGATTCCTCAATGAATTCGGGTGTTAGCACCCTGTTACGGCTATGTTCGCAATTCCACAACACCACGCTTGACCAGTTTTTCCTTGGATAGTCGCCATTGCGGGCTTCCATCGGCGTGCCAATGTACTTCTTTGGGTGTTTGGTCTGATAGTCATGCTTAACCACCTGGACGGCATAGCGCGGATCAAACAGGCTTTCCAAGTCTTCAATGTCTGCCAGCATGAGCATATCGCTGCCATCCAAAAAGATAGCCTTACCTTGGTATCCGCACAAAAATGGAACTAAAAACCGTTGATAGGTGAATGCGTTTGTTCCGTCTCGCTGCTTCCCCGACAAGGGCGTGATGCTAACCAGCCCCTTGGTGCGCTCTATGACCGATTGGCAGAATACATGGTAGCCCACGGCTTCCCGAGGGTCGTATCCTGCAAATATGCGGATCATTTGAGGGTAAGGCGGTAGATCGTAGCGTCCACCAGCGCGGCAATTTCGTCCACGATGTTTTGCAGTTGGGATTCTTCCGGCAATGCCACCCGATTCTTTTCAATGTAAGTTTTAAGGCTTGCCATGTACTTTTGCGGGTCTTTGGCGTTGTGAAAGTTTTCGGGGTAATCTTTGATTTTTTCGTAGCATCCGGCGTAAGCCTCAGCAAAATCATCGGTCAATTCAATGATTTCGGGGTAATACTTGCCCAATGCTTTGTGCGTTGCATAGGAATCGGTTGCCAAATGCATGAAATGGGTGACCGTTCCGCTGTGCAGCATGGTCGAAATAAAGTCCGCGACATTGTTTTTCATTGCGCCACCTCTAAAACCCCATTGTAAGGCAATGGAACGTCTTTAGGCCATCGCCCTGTGCTGGTTAATGCGTCCACCGTCTTTTGGTGCGCCTGATTCCACCGATATTGGCGCTCATTTTTGTCCAAATTTGGCCCTTGGTCAATTTCATAGTGGCAATGTAAGCAAAGCGCAGCAACCAAATTATCGTCGGCCTTAATCCCCCGACCCTTGCCGCCGCCCCAATTTGTATGTGCGGCTTGCACCATTTGGCCCGATCCGCAGCATTGGCAGTCAAGGCTTGCCACTAATTTCAGCAGTTTTTTGCTTCTGACGTATGCGTGTTTTTTTAGCAATTACAGTCTCCAAGGTGGTGAATCGATGCATATTGGCGCACTCTATCCGGCGGCGGCGGCTGTTGTTTTGGTCAACACGGCTATCTTTCACCACAGTCCATGCGCCGCACTCGGGGCATTTCATTCGTCTACAAAAGCGCGAAATTTCACGCCCTGTTGTGTTCCAAAGGCTGTGGATAACTCTATCAGTTCGGTCATTTCGGGCACGGTCATCTTGCTGGTACGCGCACCAATCACGACAAAGCCGCCTTCAATGCCAGGTACAACTTTTTGTTTTTTAAGCGCGGCGGTCAAAACGTCTTTCCATTCTTCTTTTGTCAGCTTAACACCGTACCACACCACTTGCTGGGCAATATCTTCCAAGTTTGCCCACATCATGCGGTTTTGTTCAAGGCTTCGCATCTAAACCCCTGATCATGTCTAAAGCCGCCTGTGGGCTGTCAACCCTGCACAATGTGCCACCGGCCCAATTTTTAAAAAAGTCGGCTTGTAGGCCCGTTAAACGCTTTTTAGAGGTGGTCTTGATCTCCATCAAGAATGTCCAGTTTTTATAGCCCACCAGTAGATCAACCGGCAATCCAATGATCCACACATAGCAGCCCGCCGCCCGCAGCGCTGCAACAATGGCCTGCTGGTTTGCGTCAACCCTTGCGGCGTGTCTCATATCAAACAAACAAAAGTTGTTGAGTTTGTACCTCACCGCCAGCGTCATAACGTTTCGATTCTCCTTTTGGATACGGCTCTATTTTGTATTTCAATGCTTTTAACATTGCTTTTTTTTCGTTTTTGTTACCCAACAAAAAAATGTATCGGTGTTTTCTTGATCTATCTTCAAGATAAAAGTCATCACCAAATTTTTCTCGCATCCAATTTGCTCTGTTTTCTTGTCCTCGGCTCATGTCAGCAATGGTTGCGCCATGCAAATGCTCCATTCCTTTGATTTTCCAATCAGTTCTTTTTGCACTTAGCCCCGTATAAATAAAATTTGTGGCTTGGTACACATAACCAACATGACCCTGTTTTGTGTCTGCATAACTGACAACAATCAATGGTTTTGGCAGCATCTGTAACGATCTGCCTACCAGCATTGATGCCATGTTTGGTTGATTGTCACAACAAAGCCTGTTCAATTCCATGACGTTTTCAATGTGATCAAAACCACAAATTCCCATTCTTAATGAACTGCTAGATGGAATTCCATATGTAACAATTCCAATTAATTTTTCTTGGTCATATAGCCCAAAAGCATATGAAATTGGGCACATTCTTTTTGCGTAATGCTTACGAAGCAACCACGGCTCAACTTCAAAACTGTTAATTGGCAGCACTTTAAACATTGGATTTCACTTTTGCAATCAATTCAGCAATCCTTGCCTTGTTCTTTGCCCGCTGTTCGGCGGTCAGTTCATTTCCCAACTGCAAAAAAGGCGGCTCAACATAGCTGCGGCGCAACAAATTGATCCATTGCGGCAGCGTAGGCGGGTCTTCCGGTAAGTTTTCCAGCGCCCGCTTAATTGTTGCCGCGCTGAAACCCGCCATCTTTTCACTCCAATGATTCATGGCATTGACCACACCAGCATCTGACCCGTCCGGCAACGTCTGTCCGGTCTTCCATTGATTCATAAACCGAGTGCCGTAATTGCCTTGCAATGCCGCAAACAGCCGCTGAATCCAGCCGTCAGGTAATTTTGAGGACATTGAAGTTCCTTTCGTCACCAAAGATAGCCCTAGCTGCGCCTATGTTCTTGTCTTGGTAGGCATGAGGTTGTTTAGGCTGCAACCATTCGGCTTTAAAGCCCGTCCAACCCCTTTCACAGCACGTTTCAAGGACTGTCTGTAGGCTGACCCCTGCTTTGTCTGCTTCGCGCACTATGCCGTCAATGGCTGTTTGCGTGACCGGCGCTTTTTTTGTCTTTCTAAGTTTTAGCCAATCCTGCCAAACAAACTCTGTCACGCCCGCAGGCGGGACAACTGTATTCTTCTTGGGTAATGTGTCTTGTGTCTTGTGTAATGTGTCTTGTGTAGCATTGCCTTCGGATTGCGCTTGCAATGCGTTCGCATATTTCACCTTTGACCATCGCGCCTTGGCGCTCTCTGCGGCCTTATCAGACTTTACGCCGACCCTAGCAATTTCTTCCAATACCCGTAGCGAAATCCATCCGTTTTCGGCCTTCTTAAAATACTCTTGCAATACAACCGCAATGCAATCGCTATGCGTTCGCATCCTGACCAACCGAGCAATTTCTTCGGGGTCTACAGGCAACGGTTTTTCGTGGAGATAGCACCAATCAAGCATTCGGCGGTAAGCCAAATCTTCTAGGTCTGTAAGGTGAGCCGTATGGCTCTGATAGTCACCAATGTTGAATTGGTAGTAATGCATTGTCTAACCTTTATCACGGTTGTTATCACAAAAAGAAGCTCCGGCAGGACGGTGATAAGTCGTCTTTTCCCCCGCTAAAGGTAGCCGTGCCCAAATCCTAAATCAAAACCACTCAGGGCGCAAGTCTTTCGCCTGCCATAGCCGCGCCTTGGGCACAACCGTCCATTGGCTGATAGCTGCCAGGCTGATGCCTAGCAACTCAGCCAGCGCCTTGCGTGAGCCTGCTTTGTCAATAAGTTCCTGTTTGGTCATCTTGGTATTGTAAGCTAACTTACGGGCATCAAAAATAGGGTTTACCCTAATGCATTTCGCAATGTAAGTTGGCTTACTAGTTGTTAAGCTGGCTTACAATACACCTAACCCGCACACATAGTAGCGGTCTTTTAGGAGTAAATAGCATGAATGAAGAAACCAAATCAAAAAATCAACGTGAAGTCAAATTGATTGAACAAGATTACGAATCTATAGCCCGTGCAATGCAATGGCCCGAAGATTTAGCGCAATGGGACAAAGACCATGACACCACGCCAACGAACATGGCGGTGTTATTAGGCGCTTGGACTGTTTTGTAAGGAGCAACACAATGACTAAAGAAACTTGGGACAACATCATCGTCCACATTTGCATTGCCATCATCAGCTACACCATTGGCTACTTTGTTGGAGGTGGTGTATGACCATCACCGAATACACCTATGAGGGCGCGGTCTTTGAAATCGAATACGAAGTCAACAGCCTAGATGAGCCTACCAAAACATGGACAAGCATTTGGTCTATCAAACACAAGGGCGTTGAGTTCTTTGACATCTTGAGCAAAGACTTAATCATGTACCTTGAAGAACAACTCGACAAAACATTGGTGGGGGACTAAATGGCTATTGTTAACAACACACACGAAGTTGAATGGGACAGGATGGGCAACGGCGAATTTGCCACGTTGCTTGTGGAATACGAATGGAACACCGACATCGATTCCATTTTGATTTGCTCTGTGATCTATGAGGGCTTGGAATGGATTGATTACCTTAACCCAGCAACACGCAATTACTTACGCCAGTACATCAACGAAAGGCTTGAAAAATGAACGCAATGGAAATTATCAAAGATTGTGAAGACCGCGCCGAGGCTTACAGCACCGACCGCTGCGATCGGCTGGCCTACGAAGTTGGATGCTTGCGGGCGCAAGTGCGGCATCTGTGCAAAGAAATCGAATTTGCTGTGGAAGAGATTGGCAACATTGAACAGATGCTGATGGGAGAACGCGCATGAAATATTTACTATGTCTTGCGCTGGTAGGTTGCGCCAGCGAACCGCCCATGACCGAGCAGCAATTGGTGATGGATAAGAAAATCCAATCAATGGGCCGGTCTGAGGTTATTGATGCTGTCAAACAATGTGAGACATCCGGATTGCGGGCAATCACCGTGTTTGGCAAGCGCAAAATCAATGGCTACACCGCCGAAACCATTGTTGATGTAACTTGTGGCCCGAGGTACTACTAATGCAAACAGACGCTACTTTTGACAGACCCCGCGAAGATTACGAATGCCCAATCTGTGGACATGACTGCGGTGAACTAACGCGCCACGCCTTTGACGATGTGACTGTGCTGTGGTATTTCTCTTGCGAAAAATGTGGTGAAGACTTTGGAGGTGATTTATGAAAAATATTTGTTCAGCTTTGGTACGCGCACAACGCGGTTTTGCACCGGCGTTAAAAACGTCTACAAACCCGCATTTCCGGTCTAAGTACGTTGACCTTGCCGGTTGCATTGAAGCCGTTGTCGATGCCTTAAATGCCGCAGGAATAGCCCTTATCCAGCGCACATCTGAGGACAGCACCGGCGTTACCGTGGAAACGGTGTTTGTGCATGAATCAGGCGAAATGATGGAATGCGGCAAGCTGCACGTTCCTGCCAGCAAACAAGACGCGCAGGGCTATGGCTCGGCATTGACTTACGCCAGGCGCTACAGCCTTATGGCAGCGGCTGGAATT